TGCTGTGTGCGAGACACGCATTTGTTCATTGGTAATGCCACCGTTAGTGCCAAAACGAACAGAGCCAGTTCCTCTTGAAATAAAAACTCAAGTTTACGTTTGAACCAGCAGGGCCGCTTGAAAATAAAACAGGGTCTCCAGAAGCACTTCCTTGTGCGCTTAAATATCTAGTTGACCCAGAAGCAGTTAAAACACGCAAAGATTCAGAATCTACAACACCTCCCAAGCTAGTCTGACCAGTAGCAGTCAGCGTAGTAAACGTACCAGCAGCAGGGGTTGTTCCGCCAATGACCGTGTTGTCAATTGTTCCACCAGTGATGGATACGTTGTTATAGTCTTGCTGTGCAATAGTACCTAAGACACCGTCAATACCTGTCAAAGCATTGATTTGGTTCTGAAGGCTAGTAAGCGTATCCAATACAGTCTGTGAAGTACCTCCACCAGCACCAATGACTTTAATCTTATCGGCTACATCAAAAGGAACTACTTCACCAGCATTAACCTCTTTACCATCAGTAAGAGTGATGATAAGAGAACCATCAAAGTCAATGTGAGCGTCTTGTACGCCTACACCATCTTCACCGTCCTTACCGGCTTCACCTTTAGGGCCAGTAATAGAAAGACCATCTTTACCGTCTTTGCCATCTTTACCATTAACACCATCTTTTCCGTCTTTACCATCCTTACCAGAGGTAACATCACGTACTTTAGCGTCAACAATGCCGTTAAGCTCATCAAAACGAGCTTCTAAGCCTTCTTTGATCTTCTTGATAGCTTCAACTACTAAGTTAGCTTGTGTCTTAGCCTCTAAAACACGTTGTTCTGCCTGAAGAGCAGGTAAATTAGCTTGGATGTCCTTAACTAGAGCGAGTTTCTCCTCCTCGCCCATGTTAGCGATACCTAATTTGGTTTCCAAGTCTTCTAATTTCATTTATTCAGGCCTTCAGTCAAGCTTTTGAGAAACTCAGTATCAGATTGTTGTTGTTCTTGCTTATGTTTACTCATCTGAAGCTCAACGATCTTAGCTTTATTTTTAATATCAGCTTCCTTGAGCATTAGATCAGCAATTTTAACACGTTTTTCAAACTCTTGTGAAGCTAATTCGTCATTATTTGGTAAATTTTGTGTTGTAGAAGCAATAATTTTAGCTTCAACCTCTTTAGGCTTCAGTTGAGCATCAATCATTGTACTCATAGCCTCAGCTTTGTTGCGTTCAGCTTGAGTAGTGTTTACAGCAATCTGAGCTTGAGCTGCTTGGATAGCCAACATAGCCTGTTGCTGTTGCATTGCTGCTTGTTGAGGGTCAGGTTGAGCCATTTGACCGAGAGCTTCGATCAATTCAGCACGGTTAGACAAGCTAGAGTTAGCAATCACACCCTTCAAGATCAAAGGCAACACAGGAGTATTTGGACCTAAGGTCTGCAACAAAGCAATAAATTGAGATTGTTCATACTCACGAGCCATGATACCCAAGGTAGCTGTAGGTACAAAGTTCAAGTCAGCAGAAGGATAACGATCAGGGTCAAACTGCATAAAGCGGAAAGCTGCCTTCTTGATGAAAGGAGACAAGAAATCCTCTTGGAAGTTAGTCAATGTACGCTTATTCTTCTTAATCAAAGAAGCAACAGCCATCGAGATACCGCCTTGAGAGGCGTCCCGTGACACTTGGCTAATCATGCCATTGGTGTCCATAGTACCAGTAGCTTGCAACAGCATACGCTCAAAGTTCTGAGCAGCAGCTGGAGCATTACCATCGGTAGCACCAAACTTAAATGGCATCATAATCTCTTGAGGATTACCGTTAACCAAGAGAGCTTTACCGGGTTTAACCTCAAACTTAGCACCACGAGGCAGACGAGTAGCGTCCATAGCTATCATAGGAGCTGTAGTCAATGCCAAAGAGTCCAAATAAGCACGATACTGCGCATCAATGGCTTTTTGCATGTTGTAGGCCTTCTCGACCACACCACGACCCAACAGACGGTTAGGCACTGTATCATCCTGATAAGCCATCACAGGGCGATCCTTCATCATGTAAGGATTTTCTTCAGCCTTGAGCAAAAGATTACCGTTACCGATGACGATAATGGCTTCAACCATGTCTGAGTATTCATCAGCTGAAGAGTCTTCAGGGAACAAGTCCACAACATCTTTCTCTTTACCTGTAGAGTCCAACAACTCACGAGGAACCAAGCCGTAGTAGGTCAACATTGTGGCCTTACCGTCTTGATACTGACGTACCTCTTGGGTAGCTTCCAAGCTCTCATCGTCCATGTAAGGAGAAATGTCTACCTTACGATAGATACCGGATTCCATGCCTGCAACGATCTTGTGCAAGCTAACAGGCTTCTCAATAGCCACACCCATACAGTCATCAATGGATGTACCGTTAGGGTCAAACAAGAAGTTCTTAGGGTTGATAGGGTTCAAGGTGACGCTGATACGGTCTTTCTCGATAACACCGATAGCTGCTTGACCAACCACACCGGGGATAGGCTGAGTAGAAGGAATGAACTCCTTAGCTGTCTTAACAACCAATTCACCGATACCTGTACCGTAAATCTTAGCCATCAAGCCAATCTGGTCGACGCTCTTACGGATCTTATCCTTAGCGAAGTCTTCCATCATCTTGTTCTTGAGGTCTTCAACGTCAATAGGATTACCGTTTACATCCTGAACGTCATCCTCGATGTCAAAGAACTCACCCTGACCAAAGATAGCTTCCATGATCTCAGCGTGGCTAGTCTCAACAGCTTGCTGAGTAGCAGGGGAGATGATACGAGAACGCTCTGACTCACGAGTAGAATCAGCTTCAGCCCACTGACCACGGAAGATACGCTCGTACTCTTCCCAATCATCCATGTAGTTGTTATCACGGAAATCACGCCAACGCTCAACGTGATCCATGATCCAAGATACTAACTCTTTATCAGTATCTGTGGGTTGCTCAAACTGGGGAGCTTCGATATTGTTTTCGTTATCAGCCATGTTGTCCTTAATCTACAGTAGAGTCTTTGAAGGGATCATCAAATTCTTCAAAATCAAAGTTAGAATCTTTTAAAGCCTTAGCCATCTTGATAGCTTCGTATTTTACATCATCAATAGGGCCACCAAGCTCCTGAGAGTCACAAGTACGTACTGGGCTACAAGTGATCTCATAGAGCATACAGTACGCTACTGGCTTGCTTTCAAGGTCAACCAACGAAGGATCAACCATTGAAGTCTTAAACTTAGCTGCTTGTCCTTCGTCAATACAGTCTTGGATCTGAGTGGTGTTGATGTAGTGCTCACAGTTAGCACAAAGACGCCCACGAGCATCCCCTTCTGATACACCCCACTTTTCACCTTTATCTTTCCAGAAAGCAGTGTTAGGCTGTCTAGGGTCAGCAGGGCCTAGACCATGCTCTTTGATGGTCTTGATGTGGTTAGCTATGTTTAGCTTATTGTTTTGAAGAGGTAAAGGGCAATAATCCATATAAGTCGTGGATACTATCAGATTTTAATACTTTTGTCAACTATTATTTAATACCCGGATATTACATCAAGTACTTCGTAGTCATCTTCTTCGTAGTCCTGCTGGTAACTAGTAACAGCAAGTTGGTCCACGTAAGAAAGAGCATCTACAAGATCATCGTGTAATCCTGCTGTTGGAAACATTGAAATCTGGTCAAAAGCATCTTCCCATTTTTATCTTCATTGAACGTAATACGTCCGTGTTCTAAACGACCTTGTAAGGCCCAAGCAATACGGTCTTGCTTTCGACGATTTCCATGTGTTAAGTCTGTAATATGCGCATATACATTATTTTTTCGCATTAAATCGTTTAAATAAGGCAATACAGCATTTTTAAGGCGCCTCGTTCAATCCCAACAGCAATTGGCTTATGATCCCTAACAGCAAGAAGAATTTTAGAAGCAGTGGCACGAATATCCCATCTTCCATGTAAAATTTCTTTTACCCACCAGTCACCAGTATCTGTGACCTTCACAATAGCAATAGCTGATTCATCTAATCTAGCTTTACTTGCACTAGGATCTTTACCAACTTCTTCAAAACCAGCTAAGTCGATAGCAATCACATATTCGCCATAAGCAGGCTCAGGACCTGTTTTTAACCACTCTTCTTTAAAAATTTCTTGACCAGCGTTGGAAAAATTAGCTTCAAATTCTTGTTTAAAGACAAAAGAACTTAAAGTGTTTTTAGCTTCTTCAATTTCTTCTTTTGGAATTGTTGGATTATCTGCAGTAGTTAAATGCCATGATTTCCATTCAGGATTTGTTCCGCTTTTACCTAACTTAAACCAATCGTAAAAGTGATTCCTGCCTTCAGGGGTTGAAATAATTACAGCTTCCCCTCTCAAATCAGCTAACGCAGGCGAATAATCTTAGTGAAACTTCTTCTGGCA